ACCTGCGACAGTGCCAACCCACATCTCTTCCCACTATTATTATTCCGGTTCCCGCCTTAGGTCCATTGAAAAGACCAAACATGTCATCCCTTGGATGCTGGCTAATCAGAGGAAAGTCAGCATTTTCCGGCCCAGGCTAAGAGAAACATATAAGTTAGAAATGATTCTAATCCCTTGACGAATTCGGAACGAGAAGTTCTCCCTCCCTTGCCGCTTGTTCACACCCATCATTTAATTCGGCCCTTTGTGACAAGCCCCTCGGTGAAAGGACCTCTCTCTTTCCGACGTGGTTGGAATTAACATCTTTTCCGACGAAAGTGCTATTATGCCTCCCCGATTGTGTGATGCTTTCTGCCCTGCTGGGCGGAGCGTCCTCGGGTTGAGAAACCTTGAATCTTTTCCTTTGGAGCCTTGGCTCCCCCGGTCTAAGCCGCTTGGAATATGACAGGGTTATTTTCCAAACTCTTTATTTCTACTTTCATGGGTTCTATCCATGAAAAGGGTATGTGTTGCCCCTTCCTTCTTTGGAGAATCTGCGCGGCGGTCTTTCCGTCTCTCAACAGGCGTGGATGCAACATGCCGGAAACGGTGAAGAAAACAGTTTTCTGTGGAAATTTAGAGTGGACATCGAAACAGCTGTAGCGACCTCACAGTAGCAGCGGATTCCCCTCTTGGCGACAAGAGCCTCTGCGGCCAAAAGCCCCGTGGATAAGATCCACTGCTGTGAGCGGTGCAACCCCAGCACCCTGGTTCGATGGCCATTCTCTATGGAACCAGAAAATGGTTTTCTCAAGCCCTCCGGTAGAGAAGCCAAGAATGTCCTGAAGGTACCCCGCGCGCGGGATCTGATCAGGAGACCAATTGGCAGTGCTTTACGCTGCCACTTTGGTTTAAAAACTGTCACAGCTTCTCCAAACCAAGTGGTCTTGGTTTTCCAATTTTGTTGACTGACAATATGGCGTGCAAACACGGATATCCGCTTATGTGCCCTCTTTGCACTGCTCTCGACAAAACTTCGGACGGACTTTTCACCCTTCTGTTCGACAATGAATGGTACCCAACTGACCTATTGACTGTAGACCTGGAGGATGAAGTGTTTTATCCTGATGACCCCCATATGGAATGGACAGATTTACCACTGATTCAAGACATTGAAATGGAACCACAAGGTAATTCAAATTCATCTGACAAAAACAATTCACAGTCTTCAGGTAACGAAGGCGTAATCATCAACAACTACTATTCAAATCAATACCAAAACTCAATTGATCTTTCAGCCAATGCCAACGGTGTTGGAAAAGAAAATTCAAAACCGCAAGGTCAGTTGATGAATATTCTTGGTAGCGCGGCGGATGCATTCAAGAACATCGCGCCTCTTCTCATGGACCAGGACACTGAAGAAATGACCAACCTTTCTGATAGAGTGTCTTCGGACACCGCAGGCAACACGGCCACAAACACTCAATCTACAGTAGGCCGTTTGTTTGCATTTGGTACAAGACACAAGGGTAAACATCCAGCTTCCTGTGCTGACACAGCCACTGACAAAGTACTCGCTGCCGAGAGGTACTACACCTTTAAAATAGCCACTTGGTCCACCCAAAAAGCATTTGATCATGTAAGGATTCCTTTTCCCCACGTCCTATCAGGAAGCAAAGGAGGCGTTTTTGGTTCTACTCTAAGACGCCACTACTTGTGTAAGTGTGGTTGGAGAATACAGGTACAGTGTAATGCTTCACAATTTCACGCAGGATCCTTACTGGTATTCATGGCTCCCGAATTTGACACCTCGCCTTACAATGCAACAACGGAGCCAACCAAAGCAGTCCCTTTCCAGATGGACACGCAATGGCAGTCTGGCAAACTGCTCGGACATTCTTACGAAAGCACCACTTTACAAGGTCTTAGACCTCTTGCCTTGAATCATCAGAATCATTGGCAGTGGACTGTCTATCCACATCAAATTCTTAACCTCAGGACTAACACTACGTGTGACTTAGAAGTGCCTTATGTTAACATTTGTCCCACGTCCTCGTGGACCCAGCACGCTAACTGGGTTTTGGTAGTGGCTGTTTTGTCTCCTCTTCAATATTCTTCAGGTTCTTCCCCCAATGTAGACATTACTGTGTCTGTTCAACCCGTAAAGCCTGTCTTTAACGGTCTCAGACATACAGTTTTGGAGGACCAGAGCCCCATACCAGTCACAATTAGAGAGCATGCTGGAACATTCTATTCCACCACTCCGGACACTACCGTTCCCATATACGGGAAGACCATTGCAACACCTTCCGATTACATGTGTGGTGAGTTTGATGACCTGCTTTCTTTATGTAAGATTCCTACCTTCCTAGGTAACCCAACAACAGATCAGAGGCTGCCCTACATTTCTGCTAACAACACGGTTGGAGATCAGCCTCTTGCCACGTACCAGGTCACACTGTCATGTTCTTGTATGGCAAATTCAATGCTGGCTGCTGTTTCAAGGAACTTCAACCAGTATCGAGGGTCTCTTAATTACTTGTTTGTTTTTACAGGTAGTGCTATGGCAAAAGGAAAATTTTTAATCTCATACACTCCCCCAGGAGCAGGTAAACCAAAAGACAGAGAGCAAGCTATGCAAGCCACATATGCGATTTGGGACTTGGGCCTCAACTCTAGCTACAATTTCACCGTCCCATTCATCTCCCCGACACACTACCGCCAAACCTCTTATACAACTCCCTCAATCACTTCCGTTGACGGTTGGCTCTCAATTTGGCAACTAACCCCACTCACTTACCCAGCTAACACCCCACAGAGTGCCGATATACTAACTTTGGTTTCAGGTGGGGATGACTTCACTCTCAGAATGCCGGTGACTCCTAGTAAGTACACGCCCCATGGAGTGGATAACGCAGAAAAAGGCAAGGTTGCAAATGACAACGCTTCAGCAGACTTTGTAGCAGTCCCTATAGCTCTTCCTGAAAACCAGACAAAAGTGGCCTTCTTTTACGACAGGGCGGTCCTAGCGTCCGCCCTTGTCAATGCTCAGGACCTGAACTCAAACTTTTCTCTTCAAGACGCAGCAAATGTGATGAACAATGCACTTTTGACACCACTCCCAAGCAACCGTCTTGATGACTCAACATATGGTCTTGCAGAACAACACAGATGGCTTTCTTTCCCTACTGATACAAAGCAGACACCCCCCTACAAAACCAAACAGGATTGGAATTTCCTTATGTTTTCTCCTTTTACTTATTACAAGTGTGATCTAGAGGTTACTCTGTCTTTGAACTCAAGTGATGCTATAGGTTCAGTAGTGCGCTACACCCCATGTGGCGCGCCAGTGGATCTGTCTGAACAAACTATCCCCTACACTCCATCATTGTCAGATACCCGTGATCCACATATGTGGGTTGTTGGACCCGGTGCTACTAATCAAATTTCTTTTGTCATTCCTTACACTTCTCCTTTGTCCGTATTACCAGCTGTTTGGTTTAATGGGTTTTCTGATTTTGACAACAAAACACGGTTTGGTGTTGCACCAAACGCTGACTTTGGTCGATTGTTCGTTCAGGGTGCAGACAGGTTCTCGGTCCACTACCGGTACAAAAAGATGAGAGTGTTTTGTCCAAGACCAACTGTGTTTTTCCCGTGGCCCGCCAACTCAGTGTCAAAGATCAAGTCTGTTCGCCCGACCCCTGTTTTGGAGCTTCAAAACCCCATTTCAATGTATAGAGTTGATCTTTTCATAAATTTTTCAGATGAAATCATCCAATTTACTTACAAAGTGCATGGCAGAACAGTTTGCCAATATGAAATCCCTGGTTTTGGTTTATCCCGTTCTGGACGCCTTCTCGTCTGTATGGGCGAGAAGCCCTGTCAGCTTCCCGTCTCTACTCCCAAGTGTTTCTACCACATCGTTTTTACTGGCTCCAGAAATTCCTTTGGTGTGTCCATCTACAAAGCTAGATACAGACCCTGGAAGCAGCCCCTTCACGATGAGTTGTACGACTATGGCTTTTCTACTTTCACTGACTTCTTTAAAGCTGTTAGGGATTATCATGCCTCCTATTACAAACAAAGGCTTCAACATGACATTGAAACAAATCCTGGCCCTGTCCAGTCGGTTTTTCAGTTGCAAGGTGGGGTGCTAACTAAATCCCAAGCACCCATGTCTGGTTTACAGAGTATGTTACTGAGAGCAATTGGAATCGAAGCGGACTGCACTGAATTCACCAGAGCTGTAAATTTGATCACTGACCTTTGTAACACCTGGGAGAGCGCCAAAACAACGTTGTCCTCCCCTGAATTTTGGACCAAAATGGTAATGAGAATTGTGAAAATGGTTGCTGCTTCAGTTCTTTACCTACACAATCCAGATTTGACCACTACTGTCTGTCTGTCTTTGATGGCTGGAATAGATGTTCTCACTAATGATAGTGTTTTTAACTGGCTGTCCACTAAACTATCCAAGTTCTTCCACACCCCTGCCCCTCCCATTGTTCCTCTTTTGCAACAACAGTCTCCTGTTAGAGAAGCAAATGATAACTTTAATTTGGCAAAGAACATAGAATGGGCAATAAAAACAATTAAAAGAATAGTAGAATGGATTACTTCATGGTTCAAACAGGAAGAAACAAGTCCTCAAGCTAAGTTAGATAAAATGTTAGCAGACTTTCCAGAACACTGTTCTTCCATTCTTGCTATGAGAAATGGTAGAAAAGCATATACGGATTGTGCTGGAGCATTCAAGTATTTTGAACAACTTTACAATTTGGCAGTACAATGTAAAAGAATACCATTGGCAACTTTGTGTGAAAAATTCAAAAACAAACACGACCATGCTGTGGCTAGGCCAGAACCCGTGGTTGTTGTGTTGCGAGGGAATGCTGGACAAGGAAAGTCCGTGACCAGTCAAATCATCGCCCAAGCAGTCTCCAAACTTTTGTTTGGTCGTCAATCAGTTTATTCTCTCCCACCGGATTCAGATTACTTAGATGGTTACGAGAATCAATATTCAGTAATCATGGATGATCTGGGACAAAATCCCGATGGCGAAGATTTCAAAGTATTTTGTCAAATGGTTTCAAGCACAAATTTTCTCCCAAACATGGCCCACCTGGAAAAGAAAGGAACTCCATTCACTTCTAACTTCATAATAGCAACGACCAACCTTCCCAAGTTTCGGCCTGTCACCGTAGCACACTACCCAGCTGTTGATAGAAGAATTACCTTTGATTTGACTGTTGAAGCAGGAGATGAATGTATCACCCACAATGGAATGCTAGATGTAGAAAAAGCTTTTGAAGAAACTCCAGGGAAACCACAATTGGATTGCTTCAACACTGACTGTAGGCTTCTTCATAAAAGAGGCGTGCGATTCATTTGCAACCGCACAAAAAATATCTACAACCTTCAACAAGTGGTTAAGATGGTAAAGAATACCATCGATAACAAAGTGGAAAACTTGAAGAAAATGAACACATTGGTTGCTCAATCACCTGGAAATGACATGGATTACGTGTTGACCTGTTTGAGACAAACTAATGCAGCTTTGCAAGACCAAATTGATGAACTTCAAGAGGCTTTCAATCAAGCTCAAGAAAGACAAAATTTCTTATCTGATTGGCTCAAGGTTTCAGCAATTGTTTTTGCATCCATTGCTTCTTTATCTGCAGTTTGCAAGTTGGTTTCCAGATTTAAAAATTTGGTATGTCCAGCCCCTGTCCAAATACAGCTGTCTGAAGGAGAACAAGCTGCTTACTCTGGAGGCAAGAAAGGTGAGAAGCAAACACTTCAAATTTTGGACGTACAAGGCGGAGGAAAGATCGTAGCCCAGGCTGGAAACCCAATTATGGATTATGAAGTAAACATTGCAAAGAATATGGTTACCCCCATCACCTTCTTTTATGCAGACAAGGCACAAGTCACACAATCCTGTTTGTTGGTTAAAGGACATCTCTTTGTGGTCAATAGACATGTGGCCGAAACAGACTGGTGTGCCTTTGAACTCAGAGGCACACGACATGAGAGAGACTCGGTACAGATGAGATCAATAAACAAATCTGGAATGGAAGTTGATTTGACTTTTGTGAAGGTTGTTAAAGGACCTTTGTTCAAGGACAATTCTAGGAAATTTTGTTCTAAAGATGATGACTTCCCGGCTAGAAACGAGACTGTTACAGGAATTATGAATACTGGAGTCCCTTTTGTCTTCACTGGAAAGTTTTTGGTTGGCAATCAGCCGGTTAACACAACCACTGGTGCATGTTTCAATCATTGTATACACTATAGAGCTACAACACATCGAGGATGGTGCGGGTCGGCACTCATCTGTCATGTCAACGGCAAGAAGGCCGTGTATGCAATGCACTCAGCTGGTGGTGGCGGCATGGCTGCCGCTACGATAATCACTCAGGAAATGATTGAAGCTGCTGAAAAGGCCTTGGATTGTCTAATTCCTCAGGGTGCTATAGTTGAAATTGGCATTGACACAGTTGTGCACGTTCCGCGGAAAACCAAACTGCGTAGAACGGTAGCACATCCTTGCTTTCAACCAAAATTTGAACCTGCTGTTCTCTCACGTTACGATCCTAGGACTACAAAAGATGTAGATCAGGTCGCTTTTTCCAAACATACAACTAACTTGGAAGAGCTCCCATCTGTTTTCTCCATGGTTGCGAAAGAATATGCTAATAGAGTGTTCACAACAATAGGCAAAGAAAACCAAATTCTAACTCCAGAACAAGCTATTCTAGGATTACCAGGCATGGACCCGATGGAAAAAGACACATCGCCTGGTTTGCCTTACACTCAGCAAGGTTTGAAAAGGGCCCAGTTGGTAAATTTTGAACAAGGCACCATGGTACAACACTTGAAAGAAGCACACACTAAATTGACCAAAGGAAATTACGAAGATATCTTGTACCAGAGCTTTTTGAAGGACGAAATCAGGCCCATAGAAAAGATTCATGAAGCAAAGACTAGAATTGTAGACGTACCCCCATTTCATCACTGTATATGGGGACGTCAACTATTAGGGCGCTTTGCTTCTAGATTTCAAACAAATCCTGGCTTGGATCTTGGTTCAGCGATTGGCACGGACCCTGACACAGATTGGACCGCTTTCGCCTTTCAACTCTTACAGTATAAGTATGTCTATGATGTAGACTATTCTAACTTTGATGCCTCACACTCCACTGCAATGTTTGAAATTCTAATTGAAAACTTCTTTACAACAGAAAATGGATTTGATGAAAGAATAGGAGACTATTTAAGATCCCTTGCAGTTTCACGACATGCTTTTGAAGAGAGAAGAGTGTTAGTTAAGGGTGGTCTCCCGTCAGGGTGTGCCGCTACAAGCATGTTGAACACAATTATAAACAACATAGTAATCAGAGCAGCTTTACACTTGACCTATTCTAACTTTGAATTTGATGACATCAAAGTTTTGTCTTATGGTGATGATTTACTCATTGCCACAAATTATCAAATTAATTTTAATCTTGTTAAACAAAGATTAGCCCCCTTCAATTACAAGATTACACCTGCTAACAAGACTGTTGAATTTCCTGAAATTTCTAATCTTTATGAGGTTACTTTTCTAAAAAGAAAATTTGTTAGGCACAATTCCTGCTTGTTTAAACCTCAAATGGATACAGAAAATTTGAAAGCAATGGTTAGTTATTGTAGACCAGGTACTTTAAAGGAAAAGCTCAACTCTATTGCACTGCTGGCGGTGCACTCAGGGAAGAGTGTTTACGACGAAATTTTTGACCCATTTCGTCGTATCGGAATAATAGTTCCAGAACACAGTACCATGCTCTATAGATGGCTCAATCTATTTAGATGAACATCCTCTCGATCGGATCGCAACGTGTTACCCTGGAATCCACTTGGGTGTACGCGGCCGTTCTGACGTTGGAATTCTGTAGATGAAAGTTAGTTAGGAGCTTTTAATTGGAAATGAGAAAAAA